GGGCGGGATCGACTGCGCCCGCGCCCCGGCCGGCCACAGCAGCAGCGCCCCGACGGCCAGCAGCACCAGCAGCACCGGCTGAGACGCCAAAAGCAAAAGGTAAAGCGGGCAAGTCAACCGAAACACCTGCGCCGACTGACGAGGAAAAATACGCAGCATTGAGCGCGCTTAACCGTGCGGAGCTTGCGCAACTCATAGCCGACAAGGGGCTTGACATCGACACCGAGTCAGGCGCAACAGACGCGGAACTTGTGGCGTCCATCTGCGAACTGCTTAACATCGCAGTAATCTAATGACAGCGCAGGAGCTACAGGCTATACTGGCGAGCGAAGCAAAGGAGGCAGTAAGCAAGCTGTCTGTCTCCAGCTTCGCCTCGTCGGTGCCTGCGTGGTCTGATCTGGACAAGCAGTACGACCCGTTAAAACACAAGATAAACGACCCTATCGCGTACCCTGCCAAAAAGGTAAAGGGGGACGAAAACGACCATTTCCAGCGCACGTGCATCGGCATGCAGAAACTGGCGGTAAGTCTCACCGCGCAGGCTTTATTTGCGGCACCCGTGCGCCGCCAGTACACTTATGACCGGAACAGCACTAGCGAGGTTGACGCAGCCAAGGTACTGGAGGAGCTGTATAAGCAGCACGCCTGCATTGACAGCGTGAACATGGAGCGCGCGAAGCGCCTATACAAGACTTGCCAGGTCCTCACCGTTTGGCAGTCGTACGAGCTGATCGGCGAGACATACGACGTCGCGGGGCTGGAAACAAACCGCGCACTAAAGGCGAACATATACTCAGAGGACAAAGGGTACAAGCTTTATCCGATCATTGATGAGTACGGTGACATACTTGCGGTATCAGTCGGGTACACCGCATCGGACGGCACCGAGTACCTTACAACGTACACTAAGGGTGTACCGTCGTACATGTACCACTACATACGCACGAAAGAAGGATGGGCGCTCGCGCCTGAGTTCCCGCGCGAGCTGGAGGTCTTCCCGTGTCTGTACATCAACACTGACGAACCGGCGTGGGGAGGCGAGGCAGGCACTAACATAGTGGAGCAGATGGAACACCACGAGAGCTTTGACGGTATGTACATCACCGAGAACGCTGCGCCTCTGTACGTCTGCGACCCGGGCAAAACAGAAGGCAGGACAGACCCGTCAACTGAGAATTTCAAGTCAGGAGACGCACGTCGTGTGTTGGAGGTCGGAGAAGGTGGCTCAGTTAAGGGAGTGGCTATTGAGGGCGCAGAGCAGGCGACAAGCAACAGGCTGAGCAGGCTACAGGACATATTTTACACTACAAACCAACTTGCGGATATGTCGTTTAAATCTATGACATCAGCGCACACGTCGGCGGAGAACAAAGAGCTTGTTTTTGCGGGGGTGAGAGCCAAGGCCATAGACCTCGGAGGCGAGTGGGTTATCCTGTTCAACCGCGAGCTGAACATCATTAAGAAAATTGCGGCGGTTATGTTCCCGACGCTCGCGGATGCGTTTAAATCAGTTAAAATACTGAGCATAATCACACCGTATAACGTCAACACTCGCGCCGATACGGCACTGTACATCGAGAAAGCGGGCGGGTCAATGTCGTTGCGCACCCGTGTAGCTCTACTGGGTGAAGCGGGCGACGTGGAGCAAGAGGCTGGCGAGATCGAGGCGGACGAGTCGAGACAAGCTAATGCAGGAATTTAATGGATAAGTACAACGCCGCGCACCGCGCATCCGTGGAGGCATTCTCAAAGCGGGTGCGCAAAGCGTATCTGCAAGCGGTTAAGGACTTCGCCAAAGTCGGCAAATACGCACGTCTTGACAGTGCCGGAAACCTGATATTTGTCAGCCAAAAAACCGTAAACAGCGTAATAAACCCCGTGATAAATACGCTTTACGAGACTGTTTACGCCGAGACGGTGACGGGCATCAATACAAACTGGGAGCTGGCGGTCGAACGGAACAACGCGCTGGCTTACTCGCTATACGGTGCATCACTGGACGAACTGCCGAACGCTTACAAGACGAAATACTTATCAAACAACCAAGACGCTTTACGCCGTTTCGTTGAGCGCAAGGATAACGGGTTCACCATCTCAGATAAAGTATGGGCTAATACGGAGCAGTTCCGAGACGAGATGAAGCTCGGCATCGAAACAGCGTTGAAGCGCGGAACGTCGGCAACGAAACTGGCATCTGAGCTTACTCAGTACCTAAATGAGCCTGACAAACTATTCCGACGGGTCAAAGATGCGAGCGGAGAGCTAGGGCTAAGCAAGGCGGCCAAAGATTACCATCCGGGACAAGGTGTTTATCGTAGCTCGTACAAAAACGCGTTGCGATTGACCGGCACAGAGATTGGCGCAAGTTATGAGACCTCGGCGCAAGAAAAGCGCAAGCAGCAGGATTTTATCGTAGGTGTCGAAATAAGGGTCAGCCCTCGGCACAAGGCATCAGACGACGGCGGGGGCATAAGCTGTTTAACCTTGCAAGGCAAGTACCCAAAGGATTTTGATTTTGCTTGGAAATGGCATCCGAAATGCAGGTGTATGAGCCTAAACATCGTAAAAACGCAGGACGAAATCTGGAAAGACATCGACCGCATAGGTGAGGGGGGCGAACCAGACACGCCGTCCATCAATGCTGTAGATAAAATACCAAAGAGCTACGCCGATTACGCCAACGAAAACGCTGAAAAGTGGGGCAAATACAAAAACCCTCCGCGATTTTACGCGAATAACGCTAAAAAGTAGTACATTTGCTTCGGTTTTTGGTTTACTTCATAATTGCGCCCAACGAAAAACAGCCCCGCCAGTTTGATAACTTGGCGGGGCTGTTTTGTTTTATTGGTGTTTTGCTAAAGACACTTTACTGTCTAGTTCGTAATCTTCATTAAAACGCTCTCTAGCTTGTGTGATATTTACTGCGTTTAGATAAGTCTGTACAAATGAATTTGCAGAACCCTTTCTTTTTGCCCATGCGAAGTAAGTTTTCATAACTTTTGGTTTTAGTCGTTTGCTTTATTGCTCTACAAAAGTACAAATAATATTTTGATTACGTACTACATAATCAAAATATTATTTAGGGTTATTTTTCTACCGGCTTATAGATTACCGACCGTGGGGGTTTAGATCCTGCGCACATAACCGCCTCATCCCGGCACACGCCTGGGCCACCATCGAAATGACACCCTCGGCAATTAGCACCTTCTACCGCTAAGTATTTAACACCCTTATAAACACCAACCTCACCCACAAGAGGCGTTTTAACTGTAATATCTTTCAAATTTTCCATTACTCAACCTTTTTAAAAATTATTTTACCACTGTCGCATTTCACGAACACACAAGACTCAAATGCGAAGTGACAACTAAGGCACGCAATCGTAGGTCTTTCTACAGCTTGCAACTTTATGTCTCCGTAAAGCCCTATTTCACCAACTTTTAGCTGATCTACTGTAATATCTTTCATAATTTCTCGTATTTTACTGTTAATAATTCGGTTTTGCAATGCGGGCACGTTATGGGCACTTTGTCATACATGCACCCGTCAAACGGATAGCTCTCAAACACGTCACGGTGCGCGGACTCATTGCCGCATATCGGGCAGGTGACGAGCACCTCAGTGTAATAATATGCGGTTACTTCAATTGGCTGTGCCATTGGTCAGGTGTTTATATACTGCATTTACAAACTGTTGTTTTGTAGAGACCGTCACGTTCAGGCTTATCCAATCACCCGAATCGTTACACACGAACATTTCGCGAGGCATATTTACGTAATAAGCGCCTGTACACGTGCGGTAGAAATACCGAGGGGTCTTTACGCAGGTAAGTCGCGAAGTGTTCACACTTATCCACCACTTAAACAGGTTTTCTTTGAATTTTCTTAACATACAATCAAAAGTTTAAAATTGGTATTGATTTGCCTATCTCAGTGCCGGCAAACGGTTTGTATCTTGGTATCTCCAGACCGTTGCGGGTGTAAGTGACGTAATTGTAAAGCCTCAATCTAGCCTCGTAGCGTGTGTCCTCGTACACTTCTTTGACCTTGGTCAGGATTCCGATGTTCGGCTCGTCAGGTTTAGCCACGTACTCCTGCAGCATGTATGGGTGAGGCAACATGTTTGTCTCCTCCCATCCGCCCGTCCGTAAATCTTTGACTAGGTATTTCTTTGGTCTTTCCATTTGGCTTTCGGTTTTAAATCTTGTCAAATGTACGTCTATAATCCGACTTTGCAAAATGATTTTGCAAAAAACATGAAAATAATTTGCAAACCGTGCGAAAAACCAAACCGGTTAACTAAGGCGGATTAAATCAGCTATTTTTGCGACACGAATCACTAAAGATTTAGACGAACGACTATGTACGAAAGTATATTACTAAAACTAAAAGCACAGCGCGACGCATTAACCGCCGCTGCTGAGCTACGCGGAGCAGTAGGCTCCAGGGTGTCAGATAGGACACTGGAGGCAATGGCTAAGAGTTTAGCCGTGGCAGTAACAACACAGGAGCAAGTTGATACAATGGACTTGACCGAGGCAATCAACGGCATGGACGGCAATATCGCGCACGTGGCATCTAAGGAGGTCAATGCGTACAAAGCAACCGTGCAAGAGCCTGCAAAACCTGCGAAACCAGCAAAACCAGTCGAAACACCCAAAACAGACGAGGTTGACCCCGCCGTCAAAGCTCTCACTGAGCAAGTGGCCGCTCTTACCGCAACGCTGTCCGGCCTGACTGCAAAGTCACAGCATGAGCAGCGCAAAACACAGTTTGAGGCAACGCTTAACGGCTTACCGCCTATCGTAGCCGAACCCTTAAAAAACGCATTTGCAAAAATGCAGTTTGAATCGGACGAGGACTTTACACAGCACCTCGGTATGATTACAA